TTTTAGCGCCAGCCCACGTATTTTCATCTATGGCTCTGAATATAAACATATCATAATTATTATCAGCAGAACCCCCAAATGGCGCAGTATTAATTGTAATCTCAGTTAAATTATTAATTGTATCACCCACATCCGATTCAATATCAATTTGATTATCACCCGAAACGGTAGCTGGAAGAATAAAACTCGTCACAATTATCTCCTTACCAGTAACAGCCGTGGGTAAAGTACCCGTAATCGTCACACCAGGGTCTCTAGCATTTATCATATGAACGTGATAATCAGTAGTTGTAAACGTATCATCCGCACTTGTTACGGTCCTTACTTTTTTAACAACGCTGCCCGAAACGTCTAATGTAGCTGTGGGCACAGTTGTGCCTATGCCTACGTTACCTGATGCACCAAAATCTATTACAAGGGGTGCAATTACAACACCGTTATGATTACCTTTAAAAATAATATCTTTATCTTGGGTAACACACGCTATAATCATATCATTACCCGATTGAGAGCCAATTCTACCATAAGAAGCGCCGATTTTCTGGAAAAAGGTATCGCCTGTCGCATTACCAGCATCTAGGTAAATTACGCCTCCACTATCAATATCTAAATTAGCTGATGAATCTACTATAAAAGAAGTATAATTAGAACCATCATAACCAAGTCTTAATTGCTCAGTGGCTCCAGTTACGTGTAAAAAAGCAGCAGGCGCAGTTGTGCCTATACCTACATTACCAGCATTCAATGTTAATGTATTAGTAAGTACACTATTTGCCTGTGTAGAAAATTCCATCTTACTATCTTCTGTACCATCAGATACATCAGTAGCTGTTGATACAATGCGCCCATAATTTTGTAACGCAGGTGAACCAGCATCATTATAACCATCAAAATCAATCCTTCCAAGCTTCATATCATCTTGGGCTGTTGCATTCTTTAAAAAAGTAAATTCTCCACATTCTGTATCAGCGTTTGTATTACTGATTCTTATCAGGCCTCCCGTAGAGTCACTACCTATTACAGCTATCTCAGGGGTACCACCATTAACATTTAAAGTTTCTGCAGCCTGTGTCCATATAAAATTAGAAGAAGCATCGAAAGCACCAGCAGTGTTATATTGAATATATCCAGTAGAACCACCAGGAGTGCCGCTTCCTGCTAAATCAGATAAATCTGCTTCCCATTCCTGGCCATCATTTAAAGAACCAGTAAGAATATCGTCGCCACCAAGTGTACCACCCGTAGTATAAGTGTTAGCTGCACTATTTTTCTTTCCGTGACCCATCGACCTTTTATTTAATGGCATTACAACCTCTATAGCTTACGCTATATAAAACGTATTTGGGGGTTTTGTCTGGACCCCCCAACCAGTGTGCCTTCAATTTATCTAATGGATGACGATAACGCCAGTCTCAGGACGTAGAATCTTCAAACCATATCTCATCGATAGGTAAGACCCCACAATACCGAAACCAGGGTTTGCTTCCTCTACCGTCAGGCCACGCCTTTCAACGTATGCCATTGGTTTCGAAGACAAATCAAAGATTCCATACCTACTAGACGGACACCACGCATTAGTATATACGTTTAGTCCAAATAGATTCCCAACCAAACCAGTTCCCAGAGTATCTCGGAATGGCTTTCCTTCTTCCACAACGTGCTGTCCGTTTGCCACAGCCGTAATAGTTGAGGTAAAGTCTGCCATATCAAGCAAGGACTTGTAGTGGGCGGGTGAAATTAACACCGTATCCGCACTAAACCCGTGCTGTCCAATTAGCTCAATTGCATTGGTCAAGTCAGAAAGACTTAGAACTCCAGACGTACTTGCAGCATTCTGGTAGTGACCCCGCGCCAAATCCGCGTTGCTCACCAAACCGTAGCTGTATAGACGACCGGTTCCTATTGCACTAGCTCCCGTACTGGAAGACCCCTGAAATCCGCCATAAATGTTGGCGCCAAAATCAGTTATACTATTAGAACCGCTTTCTGCAGTCGTAGTCCCAATACTGGCATTAAGAACACCAGTCTGGAAATCGTCGTTGCCAATACCCAGCAGGGCATAAACCGTCTGCTTGGTTAAATGTCTGTCTACCGCACGACGCGCTTCGTTCAAGGCCATCTCGACTTCATTGAATCGAGAATCCTCAATCATTCTCCGCGTTACGCCAACTGCGATACCCCATTCACGCACGTCCACTCGCTCAGAGCGTAGCTTCGTGTGCTGATACTTAGGAGTCGAACCTTCATCAATCTGTTCAAGTACCATTGATGGTAGATTGAAAGTTATATCTATCTTCCCGCCAGTGTCAGTGTTCATCCTCTCGGTAAACATCTGGAGTGCAGGGAGGTCGGTTACTTTATAATCGACAATTGCATCCTTATAATCAATTAGGATACGTTCCCCTGTTCCTCCAGTGTCCGCATAAGAACCTTCATTGACCGTGGTAAGAAGACCTGTTTGTGCTGTTACCATTTTTAATCACCTCAGAGTACCTGGACCTTTTTCAAGTTAGGACCACCTGTGTTGCCCTCAACTGCTATTGCCACAGCAGTAAATGCTGCGCCGGCATAAGCGGTAGTTAAACCATCGGGGACGACCCCGGTCTGGTCTCCTACTTGGAGTAAACTTCCACTTGTAATAGTGCCGCTAACGTAGACGTTCAGTTGAACACCGTGTCCCGAAACCACATTTGCCGTATTACCAGAAGTAACAGAAGTCAGCAAATAGCCTAACCCCGCAGTACCACTGGTTACATTCTGGATAAGTTTTCCGCTAGCGTTCATTGATACATAATCGCCAGCATTCAACGTAGCATATCCAGTGTAAGGCAGGATTCGAGCAGGCGCACCGCCGTCATTTACTAAAATTTCGGTTGCCATTTTTAATCACCTTTCATAACCTTTTTATTTAGACGGATTTTCCCGTCCTTCATCGCAAAAAGCCGCTCAACCTCTACTTCGGTCTCCACAGCCTTCTCTTCAGCATCGGTCGCCTTCCCCTTACCAAAAGATTTTTCGGTATCAGGGATAGGAACTATTTCCAATGCCTCGCTAAATCCAACAAGTTTGTCTTCCTCCCATCCGAACAAGCTATCAAAACGGGTATCTTTCTCATCATCTTTTAGTCCACCAATCAGTACCTCTTTCGAGATAATGTTTTTAACCAGGGTTTTCTTACGACGCTCGGCCTCATCAGCCGTGCGCTTCTGTTCCTTGGCGTGAAACCCTTCAATCTCTTTCCGGGCCTCCTCATACTTGGTGGTCAAATCGGTGTGAGCAGTCTCCATCTCTACTAACTGTGTCTTCAAAGAAGCGAACTCGCGCTCAACAATCTTGTCTGAGTCTGTTATTTTTATTTCTTCGCTCATATTATCGACCTCGTGTTTTTTGCATTCATACGACTTTCCACTAGAAGACGCACCACAACAACCTGTTCCTGTTTTGTCTTCCATTTGTTTTTCACCGTGTGTATTACATTTCGTATCAATCGTACATTCCCCACAAACGGCTTCCATTTTTTCGTTTTCAATAAATGACACTTCAACGGGACGAATATTGGTGGCATAAATGTCACCCATAACATCGACGTCCTTAGAGAACCAGTCGATGCTTACGTTCGTTATGTCCCCGTCTTTTACCTTTCCAATCACTTCATTAGCCCGTTCTGTTGGCTCAGTAATCTGGGCCAACATCTTAATGGCTATTTTTCCATTTTCTAGTTCCTCAACCTCCGGATTTATTGCCTTTCCGATTAAATCTTCAGGCGTCCTTTGATGATTCACATATATAGGAAGCTCCTGGAAGAGCTCTATATTATCTTTAAGTAGGTTCGGTTCTATATAAACCTTGTGTTCTTCGTCATCTTTTGTGTACTCGTGCGGCCCTGATGTGATGGCCCGTACAGAAAATTCAGTAATATCATTTACCATCCCAGTATCTATTGATTCTATATCTTTAATAGAAAACTCCATAGCAAATGTTTTTCTAGTTTCGTCTAGACTTCCCACACCAAATTCCCTTTCAATACCGTTCTCATCAGCCCACATCGAACACATATTTTGTGCCATATCCTGATGTTTTTCTATACCCCTCTTCTTTAGGCGCATCCCAAGTTCACTTACGCATTTTTTTATTTGGCTCATTTTCTATCTCCCGTCGCATTTGCGGCTGGTTGGTTTCCTTTTTTCTTAGGTTCATAAGCTCGACGTGCTGTTTTACGAACATCGCCCTTCTTTGTGGTGCCTTCCCCTCGATTCTCGGTTCGTTGGGACTCTTCTTTTTTGTCCTCGTTCTTACCACCAGAAACATTAACATTGGGTGTAGTAGGTTGGAGGTCAACAGTGCCTTTAGGGTCCAATCCTCTCTCTGCCCTCACTTCTGAAGAAGCAAGTACTCCTTCAGACAGGTATATCATATCCGTCTTGGCCTTTGTAAAGGCGTCTTCCACATTTAGCTGCCTAAAGACAAATCGTATATCATCGCCAAGTTGCGGCATCAATTGGGAATTAATTGCCGATTCAACCGCCTTTTGTAAATATTTAACATAAGGTTCAAAAATCGGACGCGCTTGTTCGGGATTGTTCCACATTGTTTTGGGAACTTTTAAAGCGATGTGTATCTTATCCATAATATCTTCAGTATATTTACCATATTCAAAGGCGCGGTTGGCTCCCTCCAATTCTTTTATTTGGACATCATTGCCGTGTATTATATCTTCTCCAGGTTGTAATGAATTAAAAGCTGAAACAATTTCGTTAATCTTGTCGGGGCCATAGGGCATATCTGGAAGACCACACGAAATGTCAAATCTAGAAACTGCGTGTTTATTCAACGCAATACCTATATCTCTAAGTGCATAATCTTTCAAATCAACAAGATACATTACTGTATGAACATCAGATAAACCATAAGCATAGTCATCAAATGGGTTATTTTGCAACTCTATAATTTCATCTGCTTCAAATCGAATGTTTTCACTATCTATTCCTATATCCTGATAATAATACATTAATTGGCCGTGCTCATTTCTCTGCACGAACATATTCTGCGATGAACGCAAAATAAGATTATCCCCCGTCCATTCTAAATATCCTGAACCAAAAATCCGTGCATTCCTTAACCAACCATAAATAGTCATATCAATATTGATATCTACAAATAATTTTTGTATTTTGTTACGTAAATCTTCATCATCAGTTACAATATCATAACCATCTTTAACAGCATAGAGGCAAGGAAGGTCAATCAAAGTTCTAATAATAGGGTCAGCTAAATATATATTCATATACTTACGATTATCGCCTATATGTTTTTCATAACGATACGCACTAGACTGGCCTGTGAGGTGTAATCTTCGGATTATACCTTCTCCAAAGCCCATCGGCTCATCTTCTTTAAACGGAGGATTTTTACCTTTAGTGGCAAATCTCCGGCTTATCCAATCGCCCAAACCCATTAATAACCTACAATTATATACTTTTCGGTGATATTTATAGTTTTCCTTATAAACCACGAGGAGCTCGTTTAAAAAAGGTTGGAGCGCGACGCCCGGTGGTAGCCATCCCCATACCACCGTAAGCACCGCCTCGACGTCTATTTGCTCCTACTTGAACAGACGTAAAACTACTTTCAGCGGGTAACATTCCTAATGTTGCGTGTATACCCATCACAGAACTATCACAATAATCGTCGTGTTTTCCAGTAGGTGCCCCAATTTTTTCTGTCTTTTGTGTGGCATCCATCACATATTCTAAAGAAGAATGTTCATTATACCATTTCCACATTAAT